AACCCGCCAAGTAATCATTCCTCAACCTCGATTTCTTCAACATGGTTCTCAGGCCATTGATCTTCTGGAAGCAAGGTTATTTCCCCGTCAGCGATAAAGCATCTTCCGGCCATTATGTCGGCATCGTCTTCCGGCCTAGTCATCAATCCCCATTCACCAGCATCAATTAATTGGTTCTCGATCCTGCCGAGAACTGGCTTGGCATCAGGAGTAAATATCTCTCCGCTGGATACTTTGTAAATCATTCTACCCATATCATCCCCTCACAACATCTGAGTAAACAGTGAATCTATTTGTCTCGGAATCGTTTTCATATAGATTTATTTCTGATCTATTGGTTGCAGTATAATTAATCTGTATACCAATGTAGTACTCTCCAGGATTGACAAGTGTATCAGCAGATGAGAGTGTCACATCGACGATGCCAAGAATAGTATAGTCTGCTACAGCAGCTTTTGTGCTGTTAGCTAGTCCATCTGGTATCCATGACCTTACTCCTGCTACTGTTGAACTCAGCACGTAGCCGTCAACTGTAGGGTTACCTAGTACACCTTCATAGGTACTGCTAAGGCTTCCGGCCGTAAAATGGATGGTAGCATCACCAGTGTGGGATGATACAGATGCTACGGTTGCTTTCAGGTCTAATGCATTTTGTAGGTCAGTTTGATTTGCGAGTGTTCCAGTAATCCCGCCCCAGACAGATGAGTAGAGTGAGTTCGCCATCTTCTCTGTAAGGAGAACGGTGTCACTGTCGCCTGCGGTTTCTGTTGATAATCTAATATCAGATATTACTTTATCAGCGAGTTGCCAAGCGAGAGCTTTGAGGGTTCCCCAACGCTTATCATCAGTTCCAAGGTCTTGGCCTCCATCTACTGTTGGTACTACTTGGTCAGCCATCATTCTCTCCGTATTGTTGTCTTACTCTATTGATGAAATCATTTACATCTAGTGGAATATTACATATTTCACTTGAAAAGCTTTGCCACCAGATGATGTTATCTGCATCAGTTACATAGACTATTTCTATCTTGCTGGCTTTTAGCTCACATAACTGGCAGAGGTCGCCCTTATGTAGGGCAGCTCCACATCCTTTGCAATGTGTCATTTCTCTGCTGCTGTTTTGGTTTCCTGAATGAATCCAGTATATATTAGACCGCATACTCCACCAAGAATAGATATTAATACGGCTGCAATTACTATTGTTTCAATATTACGGACAAACTTCTTATTGCCTATTCGTTCTAATGACTTCGCTTTTCCTATCTCTTCATGTATCTTTTTATGTTCTATGAGTTCTTTCCTTAATTCAGTAACATCAGTACCATGATTCGTTATATGATTTTTCATGACGTCACAAGGAGGATGATGCATATCTGCTCTCAATTCAGCTATAGCAGTAGTTAGCAATGTTACGTCTTCATGCATGCTTGTGAAAGCTTCCAGAACCATCGCCCATTGATTATCAGTATTCGCTTCTACTTTGTCAGTCATGTCGTTTCCTTATTTAGGGCTATGCAGCTAAAGAGGTATCCAGCATTGTCTTCAGTCTCATTCAATTCTTTCACAGCATAGTTCTTATCTTGAAACGTACATTCCCATTCGAGATTTGGTACGTTTCCTTTAAGATCACTGTTTTGTACTAATATGTTTCGTTGCGATTTATCAAAATAGCCGCCTTCAGTAAAGTTCTTATTAGAGGCGATATAGGCAAGGTCATAGACGAAATCACGAGTTAGCCTTCTAGGTAAGACTATAGCCCGTCGAACTTTTACTTCTGTATATTCTCGGTCAATTGCTCCAGTTGTTACATTATAGTCATTCAGGGTGGGAAACTTAAAAACAATCCGCATCCCATACTGGCGTTTGAGCTGATATAGGATGACTTTATTCTGCCGCAAAGCGTTTTGTTCCATGGGAAGCTCCTAAAAGAAAGAGTGAAGGGATGCTAGCATCCCTTCACTCTCATTGGACTAGCTGAACATTACTACGCCGAGGTCGGTATCGAGTACCTTAACACCAACCAAAGTATCAACTGTTACGAGCATGCCTTGCTTGGTTCCATCGTACTGCATGGAAACACGCATTGACAGACCGTTGTAACTGACAACCGCCTGGTTTGCACCAAAGTTACTTGGAACCGTTACCAGCGGGCGTGAAACTAGCGCAATAGCATTGCGGTGGATGCCAAGGCTATACTGACCAGCAGGGCCCAGATTCAACTGAGCGCTATCAGCCATGAGACTCTGCGTTTCACGATCAAGAGCAATGTTTGTGATGGTTGGAGTACCGATCAAGCCATATGTGTCCGCGGCAGAAGTGATGCCGTAGGTCAACATCTGACCCTGCAAAGGAGCTTCTGCGAAGGTCTTAGTTACGATGTCCTTAACCCAACTAGCAGCGTAACCAGCAGTGAGATCAACAGCACCGTAAGGGTAAACAGTGACAACTGCATCATTCAGAACAGAAGTCTTCAAACCAGGAGCAAAGGTGACGCTAGTGGTTGGAGTACCTGAAGCAGCAGTTACCATTTGAGGGATCATATCACCCGCAACTGTGAACCACTGGCCTGCCAGAAGAGTATCTGATGTGCTGTCAATCAGCATAGTGGTAACACCTGCTGCGTAGCCACCAACCTTGTTCACAGCTGCTGCCTGAACAGTCTGAGTAGCAGCAACACTTGGTTGGTTCTGATCCATGTAGAAATCATAGCCAAACTTACGACCAAGCATAGCATTCTGCAAAGCATTCCCACCATCGCCTGCTTCATTGACTTTAGTGAAGTCACTAACATCAAGCAAGTCACCTTCTGCAGAAGGTGTGAGGATGAAGTTACGGGCACCTGACCCAACAGGAACCTTATTAGTATTCATCAAGGTGTTAGCGGCAATGACAGTGGATTTACCAGCTGCCGTTCCAAGCTTACCAACGTTGTTATCGAGGAACTGATAAGTCTGACCCAGAACAATCTGGTCCACTGAATTGGCAATAGAAACAACTGCAGGCTTAAGGAACTCAGTAACAAGATCCTTGAAGGACTTGGTCATTTCACCATCTTTGATCATGAAAGTGGTGTGCAAGTGTTGGTTCAGTTTAACCTGAACTTTTTCAGCAGTTGCATCCTGAATAGTAACAGAATCGCTGTCAATCTTACGCTTGGCTTCGAAAGAGCCAGGACGCCGGGTATTAACAACATCACCATACTCTGCAATTTCATCTTCGAAATCACGGTGAACCAGATTACCTGCAACCATATTTTCTTCAAGAACCATCAGAGATTCCTGAGCCCATACTTCTGGGATGTATGCCCGACCATCAGTGCCGAAGTCGTTATCGAAAGCGACAGGACGAGCGTTGGCAATTACAAAATTAAGCATGTTCATTATTGTATCTCCTTGTGTGTTTAAGATTAAATTCGACCTTCTTTACGAGCCTTACGAAAGGCTTCCGTATCTCCAGCCAACTTTTCAATGTCTGGTTTCTTTCCACTAGCACCGTTATTGAGGCCAGTGCCACCAGTCCCACGCCCTTTGAACAAGAATTGATACGAATCAAGTTCGGTCATTCTTTTCACTGCCTCAGAAGCAGTTAAAAGCAATTCAGTCGGCTTACCATCTTTGCCTTCTGGGTCTGTGAACTTGACTTGCGTCTTGTACTTGCCAGTTGGGGTACCATCTTCTCCTTGAGATTCAATAAGAATTGTATTTGGTCTCAAAATAGCCGCAATTGTTCCGCCATCAAAGGCATCATTTGCGGATGAAGCATCATTAAGATCTCGAATAATAGAAGAATCCTCGAACTTTGATTTCCAAGTGTCTCGTTCAGCTGTCAAAGTCTCAACGGATTCAGTATATTCCCTATCCTTCTTTTTCTTTTCTTGTTCAAATAGTTGTTCCTTTGTCATTAACTCTTTTTGAATATTGTCATAGCGTAGTTCTAAGTCCTTACGCTGGCTATCGGTCAGATCAGTCCGAGCTTTATGCGCTTCAAGCTCTGCCATTACGCGTTTAGCAGCATCAACTTTCTGCTTAGTGGCATCAGCTACCAACTGATCGATCTTCACCTGCTGTTCAGGAGTGAAATCATCTTTGTTGTCATCCTCGTTCTTTGCTGCTTCTGCAGCTGCAGCTGCTGCTGCTGCCGCTTCAGCTTCCGCAGCGGCTGCTGCTGCTGCTGCTTCTGCGTCACCTGCTTCATCAAATGCGGCGACTTTTGCATTAGCAATGACATAGTTAAGGATGTATTCATCCTTCTTGCTCTTAATAACGTTATACTTACTCATCATAGCTCCTAACTGATTCTCATAATATTAATAGAATTCGGATTCCGCAAATACGGAATCAGATACCTCCAAGCTGTTAGGCTTGGCACTCCTGCGGCCATATGTGGGACCACGATGGTACGATCATAGGTGGAACGAACATTTGCATAGCCCTGGGAAGTCATCCCAAGGTTCTCTGCTTCTAACTCTGGATCAATACCATCAAGAATAGCAAGAGCAATCTCGAAACAGGCTTGACCAATATCAGCAGGAACAGTAGTATCTGTTCCCCTGGGGAACTGGTTATCTTGTGTCGAATCGTACTTGTCGCCTCGGAAGTTGAGTCTGTCGATGATCTTGGTTGCCATGGACAAGGACTTGTAGGTCTCTGTTCCAGTTTCCCCAAAATTCAATCCATCCTCATCTTTGGCATCAGTCCATGCGTCTATATTCAATCTCTCATTGGCGAGCTCCTGTGCTTCTGCGGGTGTAAGATAGTTACTCATTTTGCGGCTCCTCTAGTTTTATCCGATACTTTATCCTCTAATGTAGTGTCTCTTGAGACTTCTTTTTCTTTCTTAGCAGTATCAGTCTCTGTATCTGCGTCTTTCACGCCATTTGCGCCATCTAACATGTCAATTGAGTTACCTCTATCCGTTGACTTATCGACGCCTACCGAACTTTGAGCTTGAGCAATACGGATGATCCTAGCCAGATGGTCAGCTGTAGCTTTAGCAACTTCATCCTTGGGGTAGCCACGGAGTTTAGAGGCTAGCTCGTTTCCGAGAAGACCAGACTCAACATCCGCTCTAATCTCTTCAGGGTCAATGACTATAACCTCTGCAGCATCAATCTGCTTGTTAATAGCTTCCATTTCATCTTGGCTGACTCGGTGGCTGATCAAGATGTAAGCGATCTGCTTAGCAACTTGCTTCTTCAACAGGTCACTTGGCAGTTTTGGCATCAACTCTAAGAGCTTTTCTACTTCAGCGCGCCGTTCTGCATTAGTCTGTAAAGTATAGTTCTTAGGGTACTTGATGATTGCAGAAGTGGCTTGTTCATACATTGCCCACACGTCTGCGATCTGACGTTCGCCCTTTTCAAGTTCAGCACCAATGGAAGCAAGACCAGACTCAACGCTTCTGTTGTCCTGTTCTTTACTACCTTCGCTACTTGATGCTAGTGACTTAACACTTAAACGGGTTAGTTCCCGTATCTCAGCCTGCAGATCCTTCTGTTTTGTCATACTAGCAACAAGTGGTTCACTACTAGGATGGATGAAGTTAGGTTGCTCGGTGCCTTTCGGGTACCTTCGCCCCGATGCCGTCCCTACTAGTGCCTCCTTGTCTTTTGCTGTATTGGCTTCGGTACTGGTTCCTGCACTAATAAGATTGCCATCAGCATCATTGATATCACCAGCGGGAAGGAGATTTGTAAGGAATTCTCTTGGGTCATACTGCTCAACATAGAACGGGAAGTTAGCTTTAATCGCATAACTTAGGTCACTAGATCCCAGATTTAGTAGTGCAATCTGGTAATCAGCGATATCCGTTAGTAAGGATTGTGCGATCTTGAACAGTGCAAAGGGTATTGACTGCAGACTCAGAGTCTTTTTTTCCTCTGGCAGTTCTACCCCTTTGTTATCATAGAACTTAACAGTAATGATGCCTTCATCTTTAATCAAGAGACGGTAGCGTTCTTTCGTACCCTTAGGCAGACCAGTGGCTACATCCCTATTATATACTTCTTCTCTAAGAAGCAAAGATGTTAGTTCATTCACGTCATTATAGTTCCATGCTAGGATGTCTTCAGTCCTGTATAGGTAGAGATAAGGAGGCCTTGCTGCCACATCAGCTCTTGATGGGTTCATCGGTAATGTTTCTCTATCGATGTAAACACCGACTTTGCCCATTGACAGGAGCTCGGGAAGTACCTCGCAACTGATGAAACCATTCATCGTAGACCCTAAATGATCGACTCCACCGTTTAGGCCATTGGTTGCTTTCTGGTAAGAGACAGGGCCGGCTATGCGTGTAACATCGACTAAACGCTCACTAATGGCATCTTTTATCTCATTTACTGCTGTCTTTGCGTGTGCAGGACAGTATGATGCTTTCTTCCTTGCGCGGAATTCAGCAGTTGTTTCTCTCTTGCTGAACGTTTGTAGGTACTCGTCAATGAAAGGTCGCCCACCCCCGTAGGTGAAACGGAACTTCTCCCACTCGGTCTCCATCTCATAATACTCAGGATGTCGAATAGCAGTGACCCCAGTATTAGTGTTTAGCTTGTTTGTTTCTACATTAAAACTGGCCATTTTAGCTCCTTATTCAGGCAGGTGAAACAATATCAGAAGAACCGAAGGATGAGGCCCCTACCTGCAGGGCAATCTCGGCATAGTTTCTTGCATGTGCAAAATGGTCGTCTTTCGTGTTTTCGTAGACACCATATGGGTTGCCATTTGCATCTCTTTTATATACTCGCACAGGTGCCGTTAAGTGACTAATGTATTCTTGACTTATATCGAGAGGCAGTTTGATTGTTTCAGCTCTAAAACGTCCAAGGGACATATCTAGCCAAGACGTTCTATCAACTGTTACTCTATGTTCTAGTTCCTCATGGACTCTGATGTTTTTACCATTGGCTCCATTCCCATAGATGCAGAGTTTAACGCGGCCTTCGAAGCGGTTCGCAAAATTCAGTGCCATCCGGGTTTCAGGCTGATGGTCAACAACGCAACTAGCTACGTTGTACTGATGCATCAGAATATCTAGTTCTTCAAAATGCCTTACCTTACCACTGGCCAGGACTCTACAACTAGTTAGTAGGTTAATATCGTTTGTTTGCCTTGGTCTATCGAAAATAAATTGGTCAATCTCGTAATGTATCCAAGTACCGACGTCCACCCCCATCGTTACGAAACTTCCAGGAGGGCTGAGGCGCTGGGTAGTGTACCCACCTTTGCAATCTTCAATATCTTTGGCAGTAAGTTGAGCCCCCTCGACCGCATGGGTCACACCCATTTTCGAGTTATAGAATTCTTGCTCATCCGTTGGATTGGTCTGAGCCGTAAGCCAAAGTTGTGCAATTTTCCATGGATCGAGGCGGCAAGAATATAATTGGTTAATATGGAAGCCACGGGTTAGTCTATCTGAGTGACTCGGAACCCAAGTGCCATGTCTTAGTATATCGGCTTTACCTGCATGAGGAATAATTCCCTTACATTCCTTGCAGATGATATGAGTATCAATTAGAGCTTTGTCATTTGGGTCATCTGCGGTAATCTTGAGACATTCAGGAAAGATCAACTCAGTTTGCTTTCCACAGCACGGGCACTTGAAAAAGAAGTGTTCCTGCGTGCTGTTTGCAAAAGAGGCGTTGATTCCTTTTCCTTCGATAGTTGGTGTTGAAATCATCCATGCTTGGCGTTCTGACTGCCCTGACATTCTTTCAAGTGCTAAGGTTATTTGTGCTAGGTCCATTTCATCAACTTCGTCGAAAAACATTTGGCCCACTGGATCGGACTTGAGTCCACTCTTTGACCGGCTACCTCTAACGAACAGGTTGTATGCTCCCGCACGTTTGTGTCCTTTGTTCTTAACATCTGAGAACATGTTCTGTAAATGTGGGCTTAGCTCTAGTGCTGGATCAAAACGACTGCTGGAAAAATTGTTTGCATCGCCTGCAGTAGGAAGAACATACAGAACACTTTTACCTTGGACATCTATTGTATAGAAGCAACGGTTGAGACACACTTCTGTGAAGCCCATCTGAGCGGCTTTTTGCCCGACATTCAGTTCGTCTTCACAGTCGTGCATCTCCCGCGTCCAAGGGAATTGTTCAAATGACCACGCAGCAGAAGCCCCTCCAGGAGCGGGCATTCTTCGATAGGCTTCAGCCCAACTACTGCAGGTGGTTATGCTCCTTCGGTGGAGGCCAGAAGCAATTTGCTTAGCTAGTAGCAGTTCCAGCTTATGCATCTTCTGGAGCCTTACCTAGTTCCCCGACTAGTTGTAGTACACCATCGGATATCTGTTCTAGTTGCTGTTCGTCTGTAACCACGCTGCCAATTACTTCGATAACAGATGATGCAAACGTCAAAATTGCTTGCTTATCCATTAGGCCACCCAGTGATGATTCGAGTTTGTGGCAGCTGTTGACAAGTTTGTCAATCTTCGTTACTAGTTCACTGATTAAGTGGCTCTTTAGTACCATGTCGTTCAGGTCATCACACTGGTTCAATTGAGCCTCCAGCGCCATCCGCAAAATAGCTACTTCCTCATTAAGGAACTTGAGTCTAGGGCTATCGGCATGTTTATTTAGTTCGACTTGCCACTTAGCTACATTGTAGTTACGGATGGAGGCAGCTTCTTTTGCATCGGCTTGTTTATTGCCGCCATGCATAGGGCAATTACCGCCCTCGTACACTGCTTTCATTTGGCATTGACCAAATTTATCATTTGCTTGGCATCGCAATGGTGAATCATCCTCCACGCGTTCCATTTCGTATTCTGCCATGTTTGCTCCTTCTCTTTGGCCTTCTTGGATGATTCATCCTTTAGGTAATTACTTGATTGTCGATTCTTGACAAGATGCCACTGTATAACTGGTGTCGGTCGTTCCTATTATATATTACGGCATTTTTCGAGATTTGTCAACTGAAAAATTTATTTAGTTCATAGTGGCCTGTTGACAAGATGTTACCATCAAGTGTGTTGGGATTTGACCCACCCTGTCTATGATGTTAGTGTCATGATACTATGTGCCTTTGCTCCGTTTAATAATTGTGTGCGTTAGGGTGCCGTACCCAGTCATTATGACACGGTAGGTCAATTTGACACGATTATTTAACCCCCCCTGTCAATCAACTGGAACAGTTCTTGCTAGGGGTTGCGACTAGCAAGTACTGTTCCAATTATTTTATTTTATTTGTCCAAATTGGAACAGTAATTG